CGTTCTGAGCCGTTGGTTCTAAAATTAACAGACTTTGAGCCAACCGCTTGTAACGTAAAAGTATTAACGTCATCAGTAAATATTTCACCGACTAACGTGCCGTTTCTTTCAATGTCAATAATGCCGCCATTAGTAGCATTATCCAAAGTAAGTGCAGTGTAGCCAGCATAGCTGTTTGGCAAAGCAGTACCAATGCCCACGTTGCCTGACCCATCCACAGTGATGTCATCGTGGTTAGCAATACCCAAGCTGGTTAGCGTTGGGGTCGGGATGCCTGTTAAGGCAGATCCATCACCTGAGAAACTGGTCGCAGTAACTGCGCCACCGGCTGTAACTGTAACTTGGTCGTGATTGGCAATTCCAAGGCTACTAAGGCTCGGGATGGTGATACCAGTCAAAGCAGAACCATCGCCACTGAAGGCTGTAGCAGTCATTGTGCCATTCACAGTCACATTAGACTGGAATGTGCCACCGTTAGTAGCTGAGACCATATCAGCAGTCGTGAAACTCTTGAACGCTACGATGTTGATTTCATCACCGGCGGCTGCTGCTACAGTAAGCGTAATGGTCAAGCCGTCTGTTGCTGTATAATCTGTACCATCCTCAAGAACGACACCATTCCGTGTAACGATGAGGTTGCTCACGGTATAGCTGAGTGTATTGCTGTTGTCGTCTGCGCCAGTGAAAGCAGTCTGTGATGCTGTTGCAGTGTAGTTGTAGTTGATTAACGAAGCACCACCAGCAGATGAAGCAGCAATCCAGTTGCCACCATCGTAAACCCGCATTTCATTGGCTGTGGTGTTGAAGTACAAAGCACCTGTTACTAGAGCGTTACCGTCATTGTCTACTATCGGGTCAGCAGCGAAGCTTCCTAAATACCGATCATCAAAAGTATCCAAAGTAGCTGCTGCCGCTGCTGCGCTTGATGCTGCTGCGATCTGACTGTTCGAGGCGGCTGTGGCTGATCCAGCAGCTGCAACGACATCTAGACCAGTTTGGACGCGGTCTGCTGCTGTTGCTACAGCATCTGCTGCTGCGTCTGCGGCTTCGGTAGCCGCAACCTGTGAATAATGCTTCGCTGAGTATTCTGAGCCGTCTACGGTTGAGCCTAGATGGGTTGACCACTCTTTAGATGCACCAGAACCTCCAGTTACGCCTGTACCTCCGATTGCCCATGCTTTTGAAGCATAATCTGTGCTGTCTACAATACCATTGGTCTTCACGGCCCACTCTTGGGCGTTGTCGGCTGATGACTGAGATGAAATTGCTGATGCTGCGGATGCTGAAGCGTCTGAGTTGGCTGAAGCTGCGCTGTTAGCTGCTTGGTTTTTAGAAACTAAAGCTGCGGCAGCTGAAGCGGCTGCGTTGGTTTCAGACACGGCAGCATTAGTTTCTGATGTTGCTGCCGCAGCTTCGGACGCGGCGGTTGTAGTTACATAGCCGTTTAGTGTTGTTACAAGAGACTGCACTTGTTGTGGGTCTGCGCTCACAACTTGAAATACGGAACTAATTGGCATCTGTTTTTACCTTAATTTAAAAGATCTTGTTCAAAGTTGAACGATGGTTGAACAGACGCATCAGCTGTCAAAGAGTCTGTGGCGTCAGCCAGTGAGGCGACATCCGCATAAATCTTATTGTATACGTCTTCAAATTGAGGTTTGCGCGAGTCATTAAAATAATCAGCGGCGTACATGACTGCGGCATAGACAACTAAATCTGGGCACGACACAGATAAGGTATTAGTGTCTGTGTTGTTTACTAGCGATGTGTCATCCGCAACATACATCACCCAGAATTTATGGCCTGCTTGTGGCTTTGGTTTAAGCTCAAAAGTGTTTTTAATACGTGTGTAAAACTTTGGCTCACCAGACGCTGGATGCTTTTTGCTCAAATCTAAAAACTTGCGAAGCGGGACGCGCTCTAAAATGCGCTCTTCGTCAAAAATGTAAATAAGTTCAAGAAAATCACCTTGAAGATAATATGTGCCTGTCGTGCTATCAAAAATAGCAGGCGTGGTTGTGCCAGCAATAATTTCGTGTTTTTGTTCAAGAGAAGGTAGGCGTAATGTTCTTAGCAGACGGCGTTGCGCTTGTGTAACAAACGTCGCTGCAAGAGCGTCGGTGCAGTCATTGCGGTTGATTAGGTCAATGACGTCTTGCTTAAGGTCTGCAAAAGTTGCCATGTTAGATCCTCTTAGAAGTCGTTATAAAATGGTCCATATCGTGGGTTTTAAGCCACTTGATGATGTCTTTGATTGGCGCTTTATAAACGTCGACACCCTCTTTGAGCATCTGCTCAACAATGACAACTGGAATAGATGCCATTTTTAACATTTCACCGCTTTGGGTGTATCCACCAGCCGTCTTTTGATTTTGAAGTTCTTGCAGAAACTCTGATGAGATTTCTTGACTGCGGGTTTGGTATAGACCGTCAGCGTCTTGGGCGACTGCCATATCGGCGTCGATCAATGTTTTATTCATTATATCTCCTTGAAAATGAGTGCGAGTGCCCTCCGTAAGGAGAGCACAACCGGAGGACACCCGCACAAACTTGACTAGCTCAGATAGCGGATCAAGCCTGAAGCTTTGTAGTTGGTGTGCTTCAGACCATACTCGGTTACCATCATGTGCATGTCTGCATCGCCTGTCTTCGCGAGAAGCTCACGAGTCATTGGGCGCAGTTCGCAGATCTTCCAGTTTGCTGGATCGTACATGAGAGCTACTGATGTCTTCATGAAACGGTTCATGACAACACGCTGCTCACCGTATGGTGAAATGTAGACGTCAACGACGTTCATCAGTGTGCGACCACCGTTTACGAAGTGCTCTTGACGAGCGTTGCCTGAACCTACAGCAGAGCGTGTAAAGCCAGCAATGACTGTTGAGTCAGCAGGCTTGATCATCAATACTGATGCTTCTGCACCTTCATCATATAGCTTTTGGCCAAGGTTCAAGATGTCTTGCTCTGACAAAGCAGCTGGAGTTACGTTTGTGCCAGCGTCTTCGATTACAGCTGAGTTGATAACGTCAACTGAGCCTGCGTCTTGACCATGGATGTTAGCTGTTAAGCGTGCTGTTGAAGATGTACCAGCAGCGGCGTTGTTACCATTTGTGGTACGATCACCAACGAGGTTAAACTCGATGTCGCGCTTAAATTCTGCAGCTTTCTTCGAAAGTTGATATGCAGTTTCTTGTGCCCGCCCGTAAGCGTCAATTGCATCTGCAGTCGCTGAGATCTTGATAGTCTTTGACTGGATCTGAGTGTAGTTCGACCGCATGACGGTTGGTGTCAAAGTCAGATCTGCAGCAGTAAAGCCTTCGACCTCAGCATTTTCTGCGGTTGCAGAAAGTGAGTCTTCTTGCCATTGGTAAAGAGTGTTTTTGACAGACTCTTTGCCAATCGATGACAGGAAAGGTGTAGTTGTAGGTGAAATGTTTGAAATGATGTCGGAAATATCTTCTTTGATTCCGATCTGATTGTACGTGGTATATGTAGCCATTGATTCCTCTTATAGGGCTAAAGATTAGTCACTAGCAGACCATCGCGCTAAAAATGCATCCCTTGCCGCATCAGTTGTGCCAGACTTAGCAAGAGCATTCATTGCTTGCTGCTTAGTCCGTGTTGATTGGCTTTGCGGTTTGGTTGCACCAGGTTTAAGTACTCGTTTAGGTGCTTTAGTACGCTTCTTGACGGCAACTTGTTTGCCTTGATCGTACTTCATAGCTTTCAACACCAATTTGATGGCTGCTGGATCTACAAGTTGATCGATGTCTTGCTGGCTAATGCCTTGGCTAACACCATATTTTCTGATCTTGTTGTAGAGATCCTCTGACCAATCAGGGATTTCTTTTTGTAAAGTGTTGATCGCTTCCTCAGCTCGCTGTTTCAGTTCCTGCTGGCGAGTTGATTGGATCATCTCCAAATACTTATCTGACTCTTGATTAAGAAATTGGTAGTCGTCATATGCTGCCTGAGCTTCTTTGCGAAGTTGTGCAAAGTCTTCAGGCTCCATTTGACGAGAAGCTAGCAGCATATCAATCTCTGCGTATGGCTTTAGCTTTTCCTCAGCTTTTTCCAACAGTGATTTTAATACGACTGCGTTTTTCTGCACCTCTTGATCAAGAGTTTTGCGTAGTTCTGCTACTTGTTGAGATTTTTTAGTAAGCGACTTTTCTTGACCGTATAATCGTTTCAAGTCTTTAACAGATACTTCGTATTCGTCTTCTCCAACTTTGACTTTGGTGACAAGATCATCAGCTGCTAATTCAACTTCATATTCTTCGTCATCATAATCTTCATTTAGATCGACGTCATCGAGGTCTATTTCTTCACTTTCGACAACTTCATAGTCTTCAACATCCTCTGCGCTTTCGCTTACTTCTTCGTCAGAGTCTGTTTCGCTTTCATCTTCGAGTTCCGATGTCTCCGGTTCTGGAGAGTCTTCCCAACGTTTCATAAAAGCATTGATTGCGGTGTCCACTGATGGACCTTCAGGGTTCTCGGAGACGCTATTTTCAGTAGTCTCGGACATATATTACTCCTTCGCCGAAAGGATCTGATTTTTCATCATCACCTTCTGGTTCAATGTGTTAACGATTTCTTGCATTGCCCGCGCAGAATGATAAGCGACTTCGCGCTCATCGTTTTGTAGCGGATCAGTAGAGAAAAAAAGGCTTACATATTGATCGAGTAAGCCGTTGACGGTTTTAGTAAACGCGTCGTTTCCGAGCAGCATCTCTGCTTGAGTACCCTGCTCAATTAGTTCTTGATCTTCCATAGTCTCTCCTTGACCAAATTAACATTTCCAGCGGCGCCTGGCTGCTTTGCCTCTTTCACCTGTCCAGCTTTTTGATCTGGCGCAAAATGATTTGCGGCGCTTTGCAGCAGCGCTACCTGGCTTTGCTTTGCCGGTTACTGGGGCTTTTAAGTTGCCACCTGTTGCTCTGTTGTACTTGGCTCTGCCTTTAGCAGTTAAACCAGCACCTTTAGACGCAGGCAGTTTTTCACCTCGGCCAACAGATAGCCGAGGTTCTTTTTTCTTTGTTGGCATTATGCACCTATGAATTAGGACTAATGATTGCAGTGCGATCGGTAGCAGGCGTTGATTTAGCGAGCTCAAGCTCTTTGTAACCAATGTCTGCACGTACCTCTGAATCGAAGTCTTTGCGTTCTTCAGCACTGTAAGACGCAGCAACACTTGCTTCAGCTTTAGCTTTATCAAGCTCAATGCGTGCTTGTTCAATTTGAGCTTTAAGCTGCAGTTCTTGTTCTTGTAGTGCTACTTTGCGTTCTTCTAGTTCCATCTGCTTCATCTGCATTTGCATCTGCATTTCAGCTGCTGGATCTGGTTGCGGTGGCTCTACTTTATCTGGCGAAGTAAGGTATGTGTCGACATCCTTAATTCCAGCATTGAGCATTGCTTGCCGAACCATGGCATATTTATTTTGTGCTGTGTAAAACGGCTGTATGCCTGGATCTTGAGAAAGCATTGCGTGAAGCTGCTGAAACTTCTGAGCTTCGCGTTCAGTTTCGCCATAGCCAAGTTTAAATGATACTTCAACGTCTTTACGCTCTGCCCAATCTTGTGGATTGATCTGCACGTAATTGCCTGCGACATCGACTACTTTTTGATAGCTTTCGTTTTCAATTGCTAAACGATAAACTTCTAAAAAGAGTGGCTTTAAAAACCCATTTGCAAAATTACGAGCAATGATTTTCGAACGCTGCTGTGAAAGGCTGACCAGATTTTCTACCATTGCAGCAGAGTTCTGTTTGCTGACAGCGTCCTTGTTCAAACCTTGCGATAGCTTTGAAATGCCCGATGTATTTTCTGAGTCTTCTTCTAGCTGCATTATTGTTTGAAAAATAAATGGGTTTAGCTGATTTTGAAGAAGTGGTTGAACACCATCAGGGCGCGTCACATTTACGATGCCGCCAAGGCGATTGTCTAAAAGCTCCCGAGGATTTGATAATGCGCCTTTTTGAACTAGGTATCTTGGATTTGTCGTCACAGACGCGTGATCCAAAATTGAGCGCATAAGTGCAGTGCGCGCATTTTGAGTTGGCATTAACTTATAAGCAAAGTTTTCGCCATGAAATGAATGCGGAACTGGTACAGGCGTAAATACAATAAATGGTCTTCGATCTACTTCTTCTAAATCAAGAAGTGTAGTTCCAGCTGACACTACTTTGTACAAACGTGCTTCGCCGTCACCTTCCATGTCTGCTTCGACATATGACTCATAAACCACCACTTGTTTCATTTGCTCTTGGCGGTTGTGCTCGTCTGGCGACAGTTTTTGAGGGCCAACTTGCTCATGGCGATAATAACGCTCAGAGTAATTTTCACCCAACGGGTCTTCATCGCTTGCAATTGTTTCAACAACGTCAGGATCAAAGCCCATTGCAATTAAGTCGGCTTTGCGCATTGTGCGTCTATGCGCGACAAACCCATCTGTGACACTTTTAGACATTGGGTTAATGATGAATTCTTCTGGCGGCACAATTTCAATACAAACTTTAGATTTGTTTGTGCTTTTGCGAATTACGCCAGACAGCAAACCGTCATTGTCATTGAGTGATTGAAGTCCATCAACATCTGAATTAGCCATCAAACCGTCTAATTCGTCAGAAGTAAGGTCTTCAAATTCTTCTTCAACAGTTTCTATATTGTTATCCCAATAGACCTTCGCGATGCCATTACGAGCCATCAGTCCATCGTGAATAATATCTCTGTAAATAGAGAAACCGTCGTTCTGTCTATGGATAATATAGTTTGTGTATGTTGTGCACACACGAGCCATTTCGACATCTTCTGGACCTTGAGCAGAAAACTGAACAACGTCGGTGCCGGCAGAAAAAGTCTCAAGTAAAAGAGCTTTCAAACCTTCAACGCCATCGTACACATCTTGTGACACGTAGCTGCTGTTGCCATTAGATTGGCGCTCAGGTAGCTCTGCGTGGTAGTAACGCAGCATCTGTTGCCGTTCATGGCTAAGATCGCCGTCGGAATATCCGATGGAGCCTTTGATCTCGTCTCTAACGAGACTGAGCAGCTCATCTTCAGTCAGTGCTGTAAAAGTCTCAGCCATTAGATTGCCTCGCTGTAATAATCGTCATAAATTTGAACTGGCTCCCAGCCTTGCTGGTGGCCATAGTTTGCAAACGCAAGTGACATAACGCAGTCATCATGGCAGCCTGCTTCAGCTTCCATGCCTCCAGTTTCTGTCTCAATGTAAGTAAGCATTTCGCGCAAAGTCACTTTGTCGTGGATTTCAAGTTCATCCATACGCAGTGAAGCTCTGAGCTCATTGATTACAAGTGGTTTGCTTTTTGAAGTAGTAGAGAAACCTAATTTAATAGTTTCTTTGTCGCTAATTTTGTCGACCACAATTTCAGTGTGAAAGTTCGAATAGCCGTAATCTTTATATAAGCGGGTGCATGTCAAAAGACCATGTGAGTTGCTTTCACAAATAATATATGCGTCGTTAAAAAACTCACCTAAACGCAAAAGAACATCTGCAAAATAATCAGGATGAACATGACCTCTAAATGTTGCAACGTGGCGCTTTTTGCTGTCTAGAACTTGAGCAACTGAATAGTCACCGCCTCGTATACCCATTGCGACATCTGCACCTATTGTGTACATCTCGCCTGGGTCGACGTCGTTATACAACGTTAGTTCGCCTCTTGGGTGTTTGACCCACGTTTCATCTTCTAACGCCATGCGAGCGACAGGATCTTTAGCTTTTTCTAAAAACTCTAAGATCTGGTCTGGATTAAAAATAGGTCGACCAGAAGTTAAAAAGGCTTCATCGGCATCTGACGGATATTCTTGCCTAAATAAATCAATACCGTTTTGCGCAACTTTTTTGCGCCTAAACGCTAGCTGCTCATTTGTTAATTGGTATTTTTTTATTAACTCTTCTTCTTCAGGCGTGTAGTCAGATCCGTATACCCACGGCTCTTGATATTCGTCTTGAATATACCAAGGCAAAAATACTGGGATAAAACCGTTGGTGCCTTCACAGGCGCCTTTCCACAAATCATAGAATTTGCCTGAGACACCGTTAGCAGTCGACTCTACAAAGACGGCAGTGTTTGGCTTGTTTGGAACTGCCTGCATAATAGCGTTAAAGTTTTCTTCTGCAGTAGAGTGTGACCAAAAAGCTAGCTCTGATAGGTGCGCAACAGTAACTGTTTCACCTCGAGCAACAGACTCACCACCAGCTGTAGCCACGACATAAGAGCTATCTAATATGTCAAAATTTAGCTCTCGTCTTGAAGAGTATTTAGTGTGTGGTTTGATAGGATCTGGGCAATTTTCATGGTAGCGCCTTGTCATATCAAACAAGGCTCTAGTGCTGTCAGCGTGGTGTGTCACAACTAAGCCACGTTGTGCTCTGCGTTGTGACAGCCACCAATAAAGCCAACCACCGACCATTGTAGATAAGCCCATTTGGCGGGCTTTTAGAATAATGACACGAACCTTGCCCTCGTTTTGAAGCTGCTCTTCGACTTTTTGCAAAAGATTTTGTTGTGCTTCGTTAAGTTTAAGGGCAGTTACGTCGCCGTCTTTCGTTCTAATTTTTAGGACATTTTTGGAATAAAATCCAAAGTCATCCCTCAATTGCTTCCTGATCTTCTGTGCTTTCGCTGTTGTCATCTAGACTTGCCAGCCACTCTTCAGCGACCGCCTTTACTTCATGCTTGTTCACGGGCTTCTGCTTGGTGAACTCCAAAAGAGCTTTTGCTGCACCAGCTTTTGTGGTGGCAGCATCAGGTCCTTCGGCGATCTCAAGCAAAACTGTGACAGCGCGTTTGGCAATATCGTCATCAGACGGTAATAAACCTTGTTCAATCATTTGCTGTACTTTCTGTTCTGCTTTAACTCGTAATTGTTCACGAACTTCAGCAAGTTTATCGAGTTGGCGACCCCAGCCATCTGGTACTCCGACTGGTCTATGATTTTTTGCGCCGACTGTTCGAAGGTGCTCCAGATGTCTTTCCCACCTTTCGCCGCCCTCCAGTTTCATCCGTTTTATTGGATGCATGTGCATGTTCTTTTCCGTCCATGCTGGCTTTATCTGGGGTGCCGCTACTAGGCGTTTTGACTTCGGGTTTAGGTGCGCTTTCGGTTTGTCCATTTTGAACAGCTCCTTGCAGCACTGCTGCCATGTAGTTGCGCACCACCATGTATGTTTGTGCTGCGCTTTTTACTAAAGATGCTGGAGGCATAGAGTTAATAAACTCTTGCCCCATGTTAATTCGCGCTTGTTTTGTAAAGCGCTCATCTTTCATCATTTGGTCAAAAACTTCGATAAGCTGATATAGCTCGTAAGATTTCAATTTGCTCTCCTTAGGTATTTTATGACAATGCGTAGAAGTTCGGTTCTGCTTCTTGTCCGAATGTCATTGATTTTTGCTGCTCAATTTGCTGCAGCACGTCTGCCATTGGGCGCTCTGCGGTTTGTGAGCCTTCTGGTGTCGTTATGTTGTAACGAACAGACATTGAGTTTGGATCTAGACCGTTTGCCTCAAGTATCTTTTGATAAATAGGCTGGCCGGCAATCTCTCTCAAAATCTGCCAGTAAAGCTGGCGCATAAGTTCGCCATTTTTAGCATGCACAGCAAACGCATCGTGTGTGTGCATAAAGCCTGTTGCTCCGTTGGCACGAAGACGTTTTGCAAGTTCACGTTGAACGTAAGCATCCAAAGAGTGGTTCAAAAACGCAGCAAAGCCAGTAATAGCTTTCTTGTCTTCAAACACAGGAACAGCAATGTTCTTGTCTTTCTCAATGCTCCATTTAACACGCTTCTTTGCGCTGTCCGGTAATTTGCCTGTGTAGACAGCAACGTCTCCGTCTGGAAGAGGAACACGCACAGCAAACATATCTTGCCCTTGCATGTTGTACATTGTGCTAGCAATTGACTTTGCGACACCCTCTGCCATCGCAGCGCCTGGGAACCGTGTGTCGAACTGCAACTCAAGATCGTTCTGAATTTGCTTCAAACTGTCTTTAATTTGCTGCGGCCATTGGCCACCCTCGTCACGCTCGGCATATGCAGGCACTGACTTTGCTATCTCATCTGCACCAGATTTGAGTGCTGTGAGCTTAACTTGGCCATAACTGCGCCGATTACTGATGAATTTCTTAGTAATTTTGCGCGTTTTAGTTTGTGGCAAGTCAAGTGCACGCTGAAGATACTCGGCACCAGGGCGATATAAATCACCACCTGGGCCATCTGGGTCCATTGGTCCAATGTTAGTTTCTTGGGCCAAATTGGCGTCGCCAGTAAGCACCGCGTGTAGCTGGTATGAAGATGATGTTCCGTCAAACCAAACAGGATAGCTTGATCTAAAGTCAGACAAAGCCTGTTGAGACTCTGGCATCATAAAGAGTTCGCTTGATGGGATCTTTTTAGCGCCTGGTATAATGTTTTCCAGATAAGATCTCATGCGCCCAAGTTCGATAGCTGCACGTTGGATTTCAAAGCCATGGTCAGCAACGTCAAACAATGCGTGGTTCTTTTGATAGAGTGTTGTTCCACTTTGCTTGTCAAGAAACAGCTTCGGCGTGCCTCCGCGTGTGTGGCTAAAGACATAGCTACCGTCTTGACCATAGGCATTTACCAAATAGTCAATAAGAGGCATGTCTAGATCTGACTGCGGAATAGCATCGCTAGCTGGGCGACCAGCAAGCTGCATATATTGTCCTACAGTGCCAAACAAAAAGCCAACACGCTCATTGTACGGAAGTTCATTTGAAATACCGAAATGATCACGCATGCTGTGAAGCATTTGCTCAAAGCCAGACTCGCCAAGTGGTTCCCAATTAGGAAACTCCCAAATAGCTTTACCTGCTTTGCCTTGGTACGACGCTGAGCCGTTTAAGGTGTCAACACGAAGTCTATCTTGTGCACGCCGCTTCATGAACAGCGGTGTCATTCCACCATTTTCACCTTGGTTGTCTTTATATTGTTTTAAGGCTTCTGCTGCAGCCAGCGTGTAAGCGCTGTCTGTAGTTCCGTCTTTTTTGTATATAAGATCAAGTCCACGATGTATTTGTGGTGTTGACTGCATCTTGTCCATCATCTCGTAAATTTTGTCGTTGATTACGAGAGCTTGTTTTTGTTCGCGATCAATGAACGCTTCCGTGTTGTCATAGTTGCCAAACGGATGGCCATTGATTTCAATCTTGCCGTCCCAATGGGTTGGCTTAGCTCTGTTCTCAAATTTACGGACGTTGTTTAACTCGGCTTTAGCTTCTAATGCTGGCAGCTTAGGCACAAGCATGTGCACAGGATACATGCGACCACCGGCTGACGTTCTAAAGGCAAGGCCAAAGTCGCCAATAACACCAGCTTTTTGAAGCGCCTTAAGTAGCACTAAAAAGTCGTTGCGGTGCTGGGAAACAACTTCATCGATGTCAGCGTCTGGATCTTTGTTAACAATGCCTTGATCGTTCATTACACCAATTGCACGAAGATAATCTGCTGCGACCATACCAAGGTCAGTGTTTGGTGTGACACGCGACAAAGTCTTTTTAAGGACTTCTGGTGAAACACTTGGAAGACCAAGGTTATTTGCAATGTTGGTCATTGCTTCATCATATTGACTATTGATTGTCGGAGCGATGGTCTTGGCGTTTTTGGCTAGCTCTTGAATTTTATCAAGTGCTGCTAGACGCTTTGCGACCATGGGTCCGCCAGGCTTGTCCTTCTTTGCGTAGGCAATATCAGGGACATATAGATCAGCGTAATGCTCATTGATCTGACGTTGGTGCGCCTTGCCTGTGTAAACGTCATCAAGGATGTTATTTACATTGGTAAAGCCGTTACCGTCAATTAGCTGCTTGAAGGCTTCGATAAGATCTTTGATGCGCGACAAGATGTACTTTACACGACCCATGTTTTCGCCGCGTGCTTCTTGAAGTCTAGCTGCAGTTTCAGCAAGTCCTTCAAGCATTTTGGCAGAGGTATTTAGGTCAGGATAAAGTTCTTCGACCTCAGCCATTACGTCTTTGTAAGTAGGGTGAGATTGAATAATGCTCATTTCTTCTGGTGTAAGACGATTTTCAACTGCGTGAAAAATCTCATGTAAGACTTTGCGCTTGTCGCCGTTTGAAGTCAGAGTAATGAGCTCTTGGCGTCGGTAGTAAGCATCGTCGCTTGCGTTAAACTGAACTTTAAAGCCATTGCCTAGTGCGTCAGCTACAAGCTGAGCGCGCTGCGCATCTGTAATTTTATTGCCAGCTTTGTGAAGCGAGCGAGATCTGAAAATGTCAGCTCTGTCAAGCGCAGTCGGTGATACAACATATTCGTTGATAGTTGTGCCAAACGGAGTTTTGTACGGCTCGGTTTTGATGAGCTTGTTGCGCTTAAGTTGCTCAAAGATTTTTTCAGGCCACATCATTGTGATGCGTCCATTGTCTTTAAGGTTTAATGTTGTCTGTGCAAACTTATCGGCGTCAGCAGGGTCGACTGCTGCAAAGACAGATGGAGTCGAAAAGCCACTTGCGTCAATAGCTGAAGCAGAGCTTTTGCTTGTACCGTGGTTTAATACAACCATGCGGTCGCCATATAGCTCTTGACCTGCGTCCATTTCTTCTTGAATTATATCACTGCCTGGCACACCAAAACGAGACTCTTGCTTTTTCTCAACTGGCCCAAACTCTACGAGTGGGGCGACAACGTTGAGCAAATAGTCTTTGTGTTCTGGGTTATTAGCTAGTGCTTCTTCAAGTTGAGCTTGCTTAAGAGCTTTTGTGCGTGCGTTAGCAACTTTGTTGGCAAGCTGCGCAAGTTCTGGAGTGGGAGCATTGTCCACAGCCACTTGAGCTGTTCGCATAGCATTGTCAACAGTTGCTTGATAAGCGATAGGATTTCCGATACCGCCACGCGCAAAGTTTGCCGCCATGCTATTAGGTTGCAGCATTTGGTTCTGATTAGGCGAGGCATCTTGTGAATTCCTTTTAACAAATATATCAATGTTGGCAGTAGCTTGGCGTTTTAGCTGCCTTGCGTTGTTGTAGTCTTTATTTTCAGGCAAGGCTGCTTCTAATTTTTTAGCTTCTTCAAGTGTAATTTCGTTGCGTTCTAAACGTGCGTCGATCTCTGCGGCTGCTGCATCTTTTGCTTTGCGCGCATCGTTAACAAAAAGATCAAATCCTTTTTCGATATCAATTAATTCGTCTAATTGTGCATTATACTCGTTTAGTGTAAGTGGAACTGCGTTAGAAACTTCCATCCCGAGCTCTTTTGCTCGGCCTACTATTGCGTCTTGTAGATTATAAAATTCACGTGATTGTTCACCGACACGAGAACCTGTTTTAAGGCTTTCTTCGTAGCTCTTAATTGTCGGGGCTAAATCTGGTCTGCTGCGCTTAAGGCTTCTCAATGCAACTGCTGTTTGCTGGCGATTAAGCCCAGTGCGCTGGCGCATTGCAGCTTCAGCACCACCTACAGAGTCATAGCCTGCTTTTAGATTAGCTATGTTCTGCTGCTGTAGGTTAGCAGCTTGAGTGGCTTTAGCGCGCGTCAGGGCTTCAGATTGGGCTGTAGCGGCAGCTTCATTTTGCTGCACTTGGCCTTGGCCTGAAGTGTCAATGCCTGCGCGGTTTGAATATTTGTTAATTGCCTTGTTAACACGGTTGCGAGAGCCTGTGGCAGCGTCAATTAAACGACCACCAACTGAAGCAGCAATAGTTCCGCCTGATGTGTAAGCAGCGAGTGCTGATGCACCTGTAGCTTGCATACCGCCTACACCGCGACCAAAAGTGCCTGACTTTTTCAAGCCTTCGATAGGGTTGAGCAAATCGGTAAATTGGCTAACACCACCTTTGACACCTTTTTGTGTAAAGCGGGTGATAACGTTGAGTTTACGTGCTAATGCTCCAAGCTCTGGGTCGACTTGGCTTAGGTAATCAATATCTGCGTTAGAGGCTTCGTTCTTAGCGCGGTTCTTTGCACGGCGCTCTGCTGTCGCAAAGTCTGCAGATGAGGTGTCAATGCCTGCGCTTTGAGCGCGGCGCTTAGCCTCATCGAACTGCTTCATATAGGCTGTGTGAAGATCACGAAGAGTTGCGTCGGCGTCATCAAGGCTTTTGGTAGGGTTTCGATCATTGAACTGGCTTGACAGCTGCACAACATCGCGAGAGACATCAGCAAGAGCTTCTTTGTCACCGCCGTGGATAGCTTTGAGACCATCCATGTTTTCTGCGGCATTTGAGGCAGCCTTTGCTGTTTCAGATATTGTAGTGCCACTACCTCTGATAGCACCACCGGCTGCAAAGCCTGCAGCACCAGCTTCTTTCAAACGAGTGCCAATTTCACCGTCTGCAAAGTCTTTACCAGCTATTGCTTCAGTGCCAATTTTTACAGTTTCTTGTGCTGCTTCTGTCAGACCCTCGGTGGCGGCGCCAGCCGTAAAAGCTGCAGCAATACGACCCATGCCGCGCTTGTTGAGCAAATCGGCAACTTGCTTGACACCCATTTTGCCAAGAACTTCTTTAGGAATTCCTTTTAATACAACACCTGCACCTAAGTTTTCTAACAGCGTCATAATGGTGCCGCCGGCAGTTGCAAGGCGTACTCTTTCGTCGAGTGATAGCCCTTCGATGCTTTTTAAGCCTTCGTTGACTTCACCAGACATAATGAGAGGTGTGGCAATAGCTGGTGCAGCAATAGACGGAATCATTGCCGGAGCAGACTCAGCTACTTTTTGACCTGCGTAAGTAAGTGCTGACCCAAGCCCTGTCACATCATCTGTGGTAAGTGACCTGTAATTAAGATCGCCTGCTTGTTGGTTTAATGCATCAGCTTGAGCACGGTTGTTGGCTTCGTATTGAGCATTTACTTGGTCAGTGTTGATAGGATCAAAGCCAAAAAACTCGCGTACAGGATTACCAATATTTTCTCTACCGAAACGCGTAAAATCACCGAGCAGGCCATCGTCCATTGCTTGGTTTGCGTCGGCTGCGTAGTTGAGAGTGTTTGCGCGTGTAGTTAAATCGCCGTATTCAAATGCAGTACCGTAGGATGTGTCACCTTGTGGTTGAGAGGGTTGAGCCTGAAAGTTCTTAATTTCCTGCACAAGTGCTCGCGCAGCATTAGTGTCTCCAGCGCGGTCAGCATTAACTAACGCGCGCTCGAGCTCCTGCATTGTTGGCATGCTCGGCTCCTAAGATTTTAGATTATTGGGTGTTATACTTCTCAAAGGCTGCAACACCTTCGCTCGTTGAAAGCTGAGGAGCGCCGTTGCCTGCGCCGCCTGACATATCACCACCGTTTTGCGCAAAGATTTGACGCACTTGATTTTCCATTGCCGCAAGACCTTGCTCCATTTGCGGGTTGTAGCCTGCAATTGAGCCGTTGTTGCTGTTGTAGTAATCAAGTTTGTTTTGTTGTGCTTTCACGTAGGCTTCAGCAAGCATAGCTGCAGCTTGAAGACGCTTAGAGTTTGTCTTTGGATCAAGCTGAGGGTTATAAGCACGTTGAATAAGCAACATGCCTTCTCGCTGTGTAAATTGAGCACCAAGAGTTTCGCGCAAGTTCTTTTGAATGACCCCTGCAACAAGCTCTTGGGTGTCAAGACTTTCAGAGTCGACAAGCGCACGTAGTCCCATATCGCCGTCGCGATCAACCAAGCGAGCTGCAGATTTAAATGGGTTCATCCAAGAAAGACCTGTGTTGCCTTCACCTGGCTCTTGTGTTGCAAGACCGTCTGCAATCATACGAAGCATGCCGATGTTGCCAGAAGAGGCAGTTGGATTGAACTTTTCAATGTTCTTACCGAACTCTTTGTCCCGAGCCCTTTCAGCTTCACTCAAAACACGATTGACACCAGGATTAATTGTGTTTTTGCCTGTCTGTGCTGGGTTTTTAGCGGCTTTAAAGGCTGCAATTTGTGCTGGCGTGTACTGATCAGTGACATCTTCTAAAGCACCAGTATTTGGGTTGCGCTGCATAACGCGACCAGTCTGATTGTCACCAACCCATTCAGCTTTACCGACATTATTCTGGTTTATAAGCTGAGAATTGCGGTAATTAGCAATATCTGCGCTTTGGTTAGACAGAGCTTGACTTTCAAGCTGCCCAGGCAATTTCTGGTTTGCGATGTCCATATTCTGCTGGGTGTTTTGCATGCCTAGCTCAGTTTGGCGGCGATTGAGATCATCAATGCGGCTTTGGCGCTGATCTTGCTGGCGCTGCCTAAAGCGGTTGCGAATACCATCTTGATAGTCTTGGATGCTTCCGCTTACGTCGTCACCTTTGAAAGCGCGACCTAAAAGCTGCAATTTCATGCCAGTGTCCATTTGGCGTGGATCAGTCATGCGGGTCATCATTTGGTCGTATGTAGGTGGTCCCATAGTATTTTGCTGCTGGCTGAGAGCACCACTCGTATTAAAAAAATCAAAGAGACCCATGCACACCTCCATATTTACGAACAACACGGTCCATAAAGTGCTTTACGAGGCGCTTGGCTTTAGGCTTGTCTGCAATGAAGCGCGCAAAAGACGCACCATAAGTAGCGTAGAGCTTGAAGAACCAACGAGGGCTGTGAGCAAACATCCAGTGGCGGAAGATAAGCCAGCTGTGGTTATGTTGCCCGTAGACTTCGCGGGCTACCCAGCAAAATAGCGACATGCCTGTGCCAAGAATGTTAGCTACAGTGCCTATTTTGTCTGCGCCTGATGGGCCAGTTTGAGCGCCTGAGTATCCTGCACTGCCATTAAAACTAGCTAATGGGTTAAATAAGCCCATGTAGTTGCTGGCAAGCTGAAAAGGACGATCTTGCGCCATATAATATTGGTTGGCAGCATCGTCCATTGCACCTTGGTTGTATTGGTTCATGAAGTTGCCTGCGCCAGACATCATGCCTAGAGCGCTGTTGCCAAGATTGAAGCCGTTTAGCATGTTTCCGGCAGCACTTGCATTTGCGCCTTGAAGCATACCAAGTGCGTTGGCTTGTTGACCTATGTTTGTGTTGTATTGGCCGACACCTTGGTTAAACATGTCTTGTCGCACTTGTGCACCAATGTCTGCAATGCGGTCTCCGGCAAGGCCAGTCATTGTGCCTTCCATCATGCCAGCGCGGATGCTGTTAGTGTTGCCGCCACCTACGGCAGTTCTATCGAGCTGGGCTAAGTTTGAGCCAAGGTTTCGTGTAATGTCGCGGCTAGAGGCGTCAATAATATTTTGGGCCATAGGCGAATTAGCTAGGCTGTTGCCCATACCAAAAGCGCCGTTAGGGTTGCTAAGCATGTTGGTAAAATTAGCGATCTGATTACCGTAGCCAGAGGTCGCGTTGTAGTTGTTTGCTGCACCAGTGCCTAAAGCGTTGGCGTTGCCCATTTGATTGCCCGCAAAATTACCAGCTTGGTTGTAATATTGCTGCTGCATTGGGTCGAGACCAGCGTAGGTTTGGCCACCGTAAGTAGGGTTAGCCATCATATTGCCAATTTGGCCGCCTAAATAGCTGCTAATTGGGTTCAACGCATTCATATAAGCGTCGAAACCTTGTTGTTGAAGCGGATCTACAGCTTGTGTGACCTTGGTTTTGCCTTTAAAAAAGCTACCCATTATTTATTTCTCCATACCCAGAGTTCTTTGCCGTCTTCAAGTGTTTCCTGATAGGCAAAGCCAAAGATTTTTATAAATTTCTTGTGTTTCTTGTCTTTGGGATCGTGCAAAGCATGGATCGGACCGCCGTGGGCGGTAGTAACAAGATGCCAACCTGATGCGAGCATCTGTTTGACAAGTTTTGACCACTTGGTGTGGACGACACAATGAGCAAAAGTGCCATGGCCGACAACGTGCTCAAAATAAATTGTGTAGCACCATCGCTGTGCCACAGGGACTTTAAGTGAATGCATCACAAGCCTCCTGCAGTTAACCTCGTATCAATTTCTGTTAAGATGTCGTTGATGCGGGATAGTGATAGTTCGATTTTTTTGAGCTCTTCATCGACGTAAAACACCAAGGCTTGTGTGTCACCTGGTGGTACTTGGCGCGAGTATGGCTCTTTTTTAATTGTGTAAGTCATTTAACGTTCCGAATAGACGGATAGATCGAAGTCAGCGGCACTAAATGAAAAATACTCGCCTGATAGCTCTTCAATTCTGTAAGCAAGAAGTCTGCCTGCAGCTTTGCTGTCGATCTTGTGGTCTATGTTTGGCACAAAATTGTAGTTTGTGACGTAAGTTGGACTATCGTCGTAAGGAAGGTCAGTAAAACCTAATTTGACTGTGACTGGAGCTGCGCCAGAAACGGTGATTATCTGCGGTATCATTGACACAACTTGCTTGTAAGAGCGCAGAGGTGCCTGAGTTTCGTCAAGATCTAAGCCTCGGCGTTCGACAAAAGCAGGTTTTAGTGTTTCTGTGTTTGCTACTGTGTTTAACAAGCCAGTGACTAAAAGATCATTAGCGTAAACTCGACCTGCTGTGATTGAGTTTGTGTCATCTCTAGCACTTACAAAAACTGATATTCGAGGACTTGTGTCTTGATAGCTGTTGTAAGGGTTTGCTGTAGCAGCATAACTTGCAGTTTGCGTTGCGTAAGAAGTGGCACTCAATGAGATGTTACTTTGACCGGCACCAACAACGTTTGGCAGATCAACAAAAGACCAAGTTTTAGACTTCAAATTGTAAACTGCAGCACGGTTGCAATAATGTGTGCCAGGAAAGCCAATGTTTGACTCATCTGACACGTAGCAGAAATAGACCAAGTCATTGATCTCATCGAGATGCACAAAGAACTTGTGTTTGTCTTCACGGCGAAGCTCGCGGTAAATGCGCTCTTTGACGCGACCTACCGCAATAGACTCCATAGTAATGCCATTGTGCATATAGATGTCTGTGTCACCAAAGACATAATGCTCTTTACCGGTGCTTACTGCGCAGTTTTGGCTTATCATACCATCGCGGTCGTAGAACTTACGGAACGAGAATACGAACTCAGAGCCAGTGTACTCCATGATGGCAGTTTCAGTTGTGGAGTAAATTATGAAAGCGTTGTTAAGAGGTAAACCATCTACAATAGGTGTTTTAAAGTTTGCAAGAATAGTTGCACCAGCGCTATTAGCAGCTGAAGGTGTCCAGACGACGCCGCTTGCTGGGTTAGCGCGGTACTGAACGACGTCAGTCCATTTGACCATGGTGTCGTAGACTATGCCGCTTTGAGTAACATTCAGCGCAATAATGAAGTCCTTGAAACCTCTCATTGCGACAGCTCTGTCAGCTGAAGGCCAATCGCCTACAGACATCAAGCTGTAGTCCAGGGCTGACACATGGTCTCTGATATACGGCTCGGTTGTTTTGCGGCACAATACAGATAGTCCTGCAACCTCTGTGTGGACAAAAGGTGCGTCGTCAGAGCCTGACGTAATAGCGCCTGAAGGAGTTACATTGTCAGCGACACCATCGATATAACTTGTAACAGTATTATCGGTGTGTGCGACACATACCACGGCACCATCGTCAGGGTTGTTGTATGTAAAAGCACCGGCTAAGCCTGTGTGCTGTGCGTTTTGAGCTGTCTGATTAAACAGATCTTTAAGCACTGGAGCTCGCATAACACGGTTGTCGTTAAAGATGACGTTTGAACCATCGTTGAATGTGTTTGGTGGCAGGTCGTTTGGGTCGATGTCAGCAACGACACCATATTGGCCTACGTTTCGAAGTGGCATATTGGCCATACGACGCCTCCTGCGTGTTTATGTAACTAAGCTGGTTGTGGAACTGAACTGAGGTTCGCTGGGTCGCCTGAAAGCATCGTGGCAAACTTTTCTGTAGCATTTGGCGATATCATGCGCCACATGTACCAGCGATGGTTGCTGTTGATGTTCTGGGTGTTGAGGCTGATGAGACCGCTGAAGCCTGATGAGCCAGTTTGCGTAAGGCTAGCGATGGAACCATCTGAGTTATAGACAAGGCTATAGCTTCTACTACCACCGCTGCTGTTGTTATAACCACCAGACCAAGCAAAGACGACATCGTTCACGGCTGTACTGCTAGTGCCGCCAAAGAGGGTCAAGGAAGCTGGTTGTGCGTCTTCATTTTGACCGTAAGTAAAACTGAGGTTCTGGCCTAAGTACCCTGTCCCTGCTCTGAAAACAGGCGAGTAAATAGTGAATGAGTTAAATAGCAAACTGCCTGAGTACGACTGAGGAGCGGCTGTGCTATTGGCTGATGTAACACCGAAGGCACTATATGTGTGACCAGCGTTGTAAGACATCTGAACACGGATATCGCGGTTTACGATGGCTGTAGTCCCATAGAAATCCGACAGGGAAATTGCGCCAGTTGTCGGTACGGTAGTGTTTCCTGATGTGACTAGCCCCGCGTCCCTATAGTATTCCGATAGTGCATGGGGTGCGCTTCCACCAAACTCAGCTACAATATCGCCACTGAGCCTGATGAGACCGGATGATGTTACTGGCATGACTAGATACCACTGAAGGCTGTGATGTCATCTTCTACGTCTAAGGCGCCTGCTGCTGTAATACGCAGCTTTACATCGCCAGCGTAGGCAAACGATAGGTTATTCGAGCCATCGATACTTATAGTCCAGTTACCGAAGGCGATAGACTGTCCATTGGTGTCAAGCTGGCCACCAAGTTGTGGGGTTGTGTCGTTGACTAGGTCGGTGTTTACGCTGCCTACAGCAGTAGTAAGAGTGTTCAGTTGTGTCTGAACGTTGCTTGTAACGCCGTCGAGGTAATCAAACTCTGTTGAAGTAACACCTGTGGCGCGTAAGTCTTTGGCGTAGTTGAGGTCGGTAACTGTACCCGTGAAACCATCGAGTTTGTTTATTTCTGCTTGTGTAGCAGTAATAGCACCGGTGACATTTGGAAATGTAGCTTTGATTGCTGCTTTAATCAGGCGGATATGATCGTCGGCTTGTGCAACGGTGTCTGTAGCCGTAGGGTTTGTGGCTACTAAGCCATTGATATAACTAGCAGTTTCTAATGCCATGTTGGGGACTCCATAGGTTTGTTGGGGCGCAAATCAAGCAGGAACCCCTAACAACAACAACTCCCGACTTTTTCGAAATGCTCTAATGATAATCGATTTGATATTCGAAACGAGAAAGGGAGCCAATTTGTTCAGCAAAATCAGTATGTTATGATGGTGTGAGTGGATGTGTGATTAGATATAGTATCTAATGATAATCGTTTTCGAGTTGGATAAGATTTATGGGCCAAAACGTTTTTAAGAAAATATAAACTTCGAACGCAAATTTATAAGCTTTATGGACAAACGACATTGGAGAATTGTAATGACATTCGACATTTTAAAGAACATGATGATCAACAAAAATGATGAGTATTATGTTGAAATCGAAACACAATTTTTGACTGATGAGTCGATTGAAGACACAAAGTATTATGATATTCGTGTTGAAACAAAAGACAGTTCGACATCACTTATTTGTGGTGACATCACGAATTTGAGTGAATACATTATCGACTTTGATCTTGGTGATGTGATTGAAGAAAATGGTTTCGACTCAAGAAATTAAGACGCTTAATTGCGTCTTTTTTTTTCGTTAAAGTTCGAACGCAAATTTTGACGCTTTATGGACAACAACACATGGAGCGAATTATGCCAAAATTTATCGAAGTTCGTAATGACGTATTTGCAACTGGTTCAGTCGCTTGTGACTTCAAAGATCTTCGCGAATTTTATCGTGAAAATATTGAAGACATGATCAAAGCATTTGATGAGTGCAAAAAGATCTTCAAAGTTGACGATGTCAAAATGTTCGTAAGAAATTTACGTACAGCAAAAGGTCATTATCAACATTCAGCAAAAGAAATCGCAATTGATATTCGTGATCGTGATTTAAAAGCTGTCGTTTCAACAATCATTCATGAAATGACACATGCACAACAATACGCGACAAAAAAGTTGACGCAAAAAGGTGCAAACATGGTGTTTCAATCGAAAGAATTCAAACCAGTAAATGGTCGAAAAGATTTCGAAGCATACCAAAATCAACCATGGGAAATCGAAGCGAGAAATAACGAGTCGAAATATATCGACAAAGTTATGAAAGCAATTGCGAAATGAAAATGAGAGTGAGATGACGAAAGTCGTCTCGCTCTTTTTTTTATCGAAAACGAACAAAAAACGCAGCAATCAGTTTATAAATCAATTTAGTTTTTAGACGCAAATTTCATGTCTTTATGGACAACTAAAGGAGTTTGCGATGTCAAAATTACAAGCAGTAATTGAGTTTGTTTGTGTGTCGATTATATTTATGTCGATGATGTTGTTTCTCGCGTTATGGAGTATGTGATGCTTACGTTCAAATTTGTAGAATCAAATGATCCACTTGTCGAAGACGATCAATATGAGTGTGTCGAACATTCACAATTTAGCATTCAATGTTTGACGTATCCAATCGGTGCAGATCGTTTTGTAGTCAATGAATATGAATATAAAAACGACGAACTGCAAAGTGTAAGAGAACACGGCAGTTTTGTTTATCTTAAATCTGCGAAAGACAAAATAACGGAGTTAGCAAATGGAATTTAATTCAGCTGAAATCGAAAAATTGTACGAACTCGTAACAGATTTATTTTATGATTACGATCGTATGTCGTCTGATGGCAAAAAAACGTTAGACAAACTTGCTGATCTTCTCAAAATACCAACCGACTAAATATGAGCGCTTCGGCGCTCTTTTTTTCGTTTAATTCAGACGCATTTTTCATCTCTTTATGGACAACACAAGGAGATGCGAATGTCTTTTATTTGTAATTTCGAAAATCGTCATACTCATAACTATAGGTTCAGCGTGTATACAAAAGACGATCCAGATTTGCTGCATTTAAAAATGCTAGTTGCTGCACATAATAAACGTATTCGTGACTATGCAAAACGGTTCAACAAAATGCCCAAACGTGATGGAGCATTTGGTGAACTAAAACGCGTTGCATTGATGGCACGTGGACCTCGTCAAGTAAACGGTGTTCCGTTACACCCAAACGCAGTTACATCGTTGCGTCATGAATACGCAGTTTATTTTGATGTTTATATTGCTTCTAGTTCAGAAAACGATTTGCTGCAAAGGCAGATCGAAACTGGTTTAACGAGATCAGAACTGAAAAAGTATGACACGTTAACGTATGAAGCCATGAAACTCAGATGGCAAGGCAAGCGAAGACTTGCTGCATAACCTTACGCACAACTTACCTCGCTTCGGCGAGGTTTTTTTTCGTCTATTTGAGACGCAAATTGCTGCCCCTTATGGACAACACAAGGAGGTCGTAATGACACAATTTTATAACATGAGCATTGGCTTTGTCGACAACCACACAACGGTTGGAGAGCAATTCCAAAATCAAAGCCCAAGCGAGATGAAAGATTTTATTTACAGCTGTCTCGAAACACTTGGCGAACAGAATATCGATGTTGATGATGCTCTTAATGCAGTCGACAACATTGAGATTGTACGTGAGTTCGATGTAGCTGTTACGCTCACATTTGATCTCATGATTAAGGTGACTGCACCAGACGAAGAAACAGCTGAGACGCTTGTTCAAGGCTTCGAAGCAGAAGATTTAGTCAGTGGTGTCACAAGTTGCTATGATCTTGATGGCCTTGATAATATCGACATGCAGAGCAACGACATTGTCATCGATGGTGTCGAAGAAGCATGAAGAACATCTTCAAACTGTTAGCGATGGTGGTGGGTGCAATACTCATCATCATCGGTTTAATTGTTCCAATATTGTTTCGGAGGCCAAGAGATGACTAGAAAACATTATTATTTCTTCGCGCAGTGGTGTGCACACAACAACATCAGTGATCATCGTATGGATGAGCTCTGCGAGTTCTTCAAAGAAGACAACAGAGCATTCAAACGTAACATATTCATGAATGTTTATCGTGCAGCCAAGGAAGAGTATAACGAATATAACTACAACTTAGCGAACAGGCTGAGAGCGTAAGCTCTCGGCCTTTTTTTTATTTCTTTTTTTTCGTTTGCGAATTTTTAAGTGCTTTCGATGTTGGAGCACCTTTCGATCCTGGCTTTCTCATTTTTTCGCCGGAACCTGCTTTAATTCGTTTACGTTTAGCGTGGATGTTATCCCAAAGTCCACGAGGCATTTAGCACTTACGTCCTTTGCCTTTTTTCTTTCCATATGCCATTTTTATCTCCTAAAAAACGCAGGTTGGTAAAACGAATCCATTTATTTCCAGAAATGGTCCTAGAATGGCCAAGGAGCACACCCAAATAGGTGCTCCTGTGGCCTAATATGTCTAGAGTGCTAAAGCCGCTCCTAGGCAATCTCACAGCTGCCAGCGCTGCATGCTAGTTCTTGAGTGCCTGTGGTTTCATCACTATCTTCTATCATTTCATCCCAGTTCAATTCGGCTGGCATGATTTCGACAGCTGCATCGTATGCATCTTTGTCACATTCGGTGTACGGAGCTTGTTTGTAAGTTCCACCGTCGTAAGGCAAGAAAGAGATACCACTGATTGCATCGAAGTTGTTCCACACCCAAGATCCGACCTGAGGCCACTCATCGTCTTTAACAGACACTGTGATGCTTGGCTTATGCTCGCACCAATGCTCCTGATATGTCTTCCACAACTCTAAATGCTCGATGGCAGTCATATCGTTGCGTGTTACACAATCATCAGGTGCTTTAACAGGGAACGAGAAGACCGTGGTGTTGTCTGGCTTCATGACGTCTGGTTCGTTAGGGACACCATTGGCGATCAAGAACTGCGTCAACGGATCTTTGTTATCCCCGCGAACTGTACGGATGTAGTACTTGCTATGCCGAGCATGGATACCTGATGCACTGTCGACAAGCTGAGATACTGTTCCAGATGGCTTAACACAGGTAATGGCAGCAGACTGCTCAATGCCGAGCATCCATGCCATTTCTTTATTTGCTTCGTTAGCTTCTTCTCTAAGTTGATTTAAGAAGCCAGGCAGCGTGTCCTTCTGGTGTTGTGATTTACCGTAAGTGTGTGGGTTATCCATGATACCTGTTAACGACACACCTAGCAGTCTTTCGGCTTCAGTGTTCTTCTGCCATATCTTACGAAGATACGGAAAGTGTGTGAAGGTAGACTGAATGGTCCCGAGGATACTCGCAACTCTCACCTTTTTCTTGAGGGTACTAGGAGTATCATCTGAGCGTACGACAACCTCTGTAAGATTGCAGAACTGGTATGGGCGCAAAATGATCTCGCTGCACGGATTGGTTCCGAAGTCGTGATCGGCGTTTCTTTTGCCATACTTTGCTGCTTGCTTCTGTGAAGCTACTCGGTTGAATATACCTCTTTCACCGCTGTGGGACTCATACAGCGCAACCCATTCGCGCATAAAAGCGCCTACATCTGGTTTCTCTGTATAGCACACACTATTGTTTGCGAGTGCTCTTTGAGAATTAAGGTTCCACCATTCGCCTGACTTAGCGTGCCTCATGCGATCGTCAGTCAGGTTAGACAGACTAATCATAGCACTTCGGCGCACACCTCCGACGACAACAACTTCACCAATCTTACACATAAGGTCATGAGCTTCGATTGAGGACAGCTTACGACCTGCAGCCTGCTTAAACATGTTTACAGTAAACTTAAACAAATCTTCAAGCGGCGCTGGTCCTGAAGCTCGACCACCAAACTTCTTTAAGCGTGCACCTGCTGGTCTTACTTGGCTTGTGTCCCACTTGGGGATCTCTCCGCTGTACAAAAGGGCGATTACCTGTCTAAAGGCTTTTGCCCAACCTTCTTTGCTGTCTCGTACGACAACAGTAATGTCATTGTCGAAGAGGGTGTTAGGGATCTCTGGAAGAGAGTTAATATACTGTCGTTCTACTGAGAAGCCTACACCTGTGCCGCACATAAGGATGAACATGGCTTCGTCAAAGGCTTTGATGTCATCAACGACAACATAAGAGCAGTTATAGCCGCAAGTGTTGTCTCTGGCTAATGCTTCACCTGCTGTCATCATAGCGCGCATAGACGGCATAACTGATTTAGACAATATTGCTTCTTCTATTTCTTGTCTAAGAGCGGGAGGTAGAACGACATCATGTTTTTCTTTAATGTGGTCTAAAATGAACGACATGTATCTGTCGACAGTCTCATGCCAATGTTCACGACGCTGTTTGTCGTCTAAATATCGTGCATAGCGGGACTTATGGATAAAGTCTTGGTAGAGGTATTGGTTGCTTAAGGTCATATAGGTCTCTTATTAGGTTCTATTAGGATGTTCTTCTAGTTGTAGTAATAGAAAGCCTTTAGAGACCTTAAGACTCTTATAGGTCTTCTAAAGTGCGGCTTCTTAACGAAAAAAAAGTCCCCCAGCCTTTCGACTGAGGGACCCTGTGGTGCAGCTTGCGCCGCACCTGGACAACTACACGGAGTGTAGTATTCTTATATATCCATCATAGGGGTGTTAAATTTGCGTCTCAAACTTCAGACTCAAGTAGTTCGATGAGCATTTTGCAGTATTGCTTGGCTTTGCGTATGTCTTCTGCGCCATTTTTGTGCTTGTATCGTGAAGCGTATTTGATGATGTTGCCTGCGTAATAGTCTTGGGCAATGCCTAGTGACTCCATGAATTCTGCTGGTTCAATGCCACCAATGTTGTAGTGGCTAGGGCGGCTGATGTTGTCAGTGCGCTCTTCTTTGAAGCGGTCTGACAGCCATGAGTCAGTTCTTTGGTACATAGCATCTGACTGATAAAGAGCTTGTTCAGCGCGCTGTTGGTCTTCTAGGCTAAGATTGTCTGAGGCTGCCATAGTATTACTCTCTCCTTTTTGGCGTCCCAGTCTGAGGCATGAAGTATGCGCGCTACTCTTGCTTGGGCAAGCGCATCATCTTCTGTTAAGCCTGCAGCTAGGTATGTGTTTAGTACCTGATCCCATGTGCATGTTTCAGGAGTGCTAAGTAGTGTTTCTGCTTTTTTGGCACCGACACCTGGACAGCCTTTGTAGCCATCGGCGACGTCACCAGTTAAAGTCTGCGTAAGAAAGTATTTGAAGGCTTCTTGCTCGCTTATTTCGCGCAACTCACCAAGGCGATATGTTCGACCTGGTATGGTGTATAAGTCCTTGTCGTCTGAAACGATAATGGGGTTTTTATATTTGCCGTTAGTGGCAAGAATACCTAGTACATCATCTGCTTCTAATTGGTCGTGGATCTTAGTTTGGTAAAGCTCGCTAATGTGCTCTTTAAGCCTTTTGTAGGCCAAAGGTTTGCGAGTGTTTTTCCGGTTGCTTTTGTAGGTCGGGAGTACCGTTTTTCTGAAGTTGTCAGAGCCACTGAAAGTGAATATGCAATCATCAGCATTTAGTTCCTCCACTATGTTTTTCATGTAGTCGTTAAAGGTGTCTAGACAGTCACTAAATCGTGAGTGAAGTGTATGGACGTCGTTGTCCCATTGGACTTCTGTTTCGTGGCCTATTGTGATTTGAAAGACCACCATGTCTCCGTCAAACAGCAAGGTGTTAGTCTTCTTCATAAGCACCTCGCACAACGTCCTCTAAAAATACCAAGCCATCGCTTGTGATTTTCCAAAGGTTTGACCATTGGTCGTTTTGGACATGTGTGCTGATCAAGTTGCAGCAAGCAAGCATAGCAACGGAATCAGCGTGTTTGCGGGCAAAATTGCTTCTTGTTGTAAAGCCCTCAAAGTGAGATTTTGCGAGCACTTCAAACGCTGACGCATCAGCCTCAGTGGGTTGTTGCCCAATTGCTTCCGATACTGAACTCGGCGTCAATTCTACATCTAAAGTTGAAGCTTCTGCCTGCCTCTTCTGCGCTTCCTCGAATGATATTACCGACATCTTCGGCTATTTCCTTCCTACAGGCGACCTGCACTTCATCGTGCACCCACGCGCAGAATACGTAGTCTTTATCCCACCCGTGTTCGAAGCCTGATTGTTGTAAATTTTGTCGTGCTAAAACCAGCCAACGTTTTGCAATTAATGCGCCTGCACTCTGCAATAGTAAGTTGACTGCGCTGTGACTGCTGCGAGCGTGCAGCTTACGTTTATCTAATCCAAACAGATACTTACGAGTTTCCACTGCTGTTTCGACAGCACTGCGCAACTGCTTAATAGCAGGAATGGCAGCAAAGAATTTCTCGCGTATTTGTCGTCCTTCATTACGACCTTTGCCAATTACTTCACCTAGCTTCTGGTCACCAGCACCATAGATCAAACTATAGATAAAACGCTTTGCTGCATCGCGGTCAGGAAGACCTGCAGCCTTTTGGTTCTTCGTGTGGATGTCGCCATTCAGCACTTCGGCAGAGTAGTCTCCAGCGTCCCAAGTGTGCATAAAATGTGCGAGGCATCTGAGTTCGAGACCTGACAAGTCGCAACCGACCAAGGACCACCCAGAGGGCACTGTAAAGAGTGAACGTATCTCATGGCCGTAAGGCAGCCGCATGCTTGGCACCTGTGCAATGTTGGGGGCAAAGTGTGTTGCTCTTCCTGAGACTGCTCCATTGGGAATATATCTCCCGCGTATGTGGTTTGTTGAGTTAACAAGTTTGAGATAACCTTGGTTGCCTTCGGCAAGCATTGCTATCCGCTTTTCTAACATGAAGTATTCGGCTAAGAGTTTTGCTTCTGGGTAGTCAAGTTCGCCGAGGATTGTTTCATCGATCTTGGCTTGTCCAGCTGGTGTGAATTCTTTTGGTTTCCATCCATACTTACTGGCGAGACGATCCCCGATTTGTAATCTGCTACCTGGGTTGAACGGCACCAGCTTTGTCTTCGTCTTGAGGCTAATGACAGTGGGTTCAAATGTTTCCTCCATTTGCTTCTTGATCGCGTTGCGCTTAGCCGATAACTCTGCATACAGCTGAGCTGCAGCATTTGTGTCAAAAACAAAACCTGTTTGCTCCATGTCAGCACAGACTTGCGCTATTTCATGTTCTAGTTTTACTGCGTCTTCAGACGGCTCTTGTTCCATACAATGCTCATATAGCTTTGCTGTCACTCGGACGTCTTGAAGCATGTAGTCCATCATTTCTTGACTGAACTCTTCAAAGCCTTTGTCGTAATCATCTTTATATGTGCCTAGTCTAAAGCCCCACGCTTTTAAGCTGTGGCTGCCAAATAGTTTTGGGCTCATACCTTTTGATCTAGCGACAAAGTCCTTGTCTTTGATGTTCGGGAAAAGAAGTCGTGATAGAACTAAAGTGTCGATCACTTTGTCTGGTTTAAAATTTGGGTACAGTTTTTGTATTGCTAGTATGTCGAAACCAATTACGTTATGGCCACCAATTACCCCAGAAGATAAAGCGTTTATGGCTTCGTCTATCTGATCTGGGTAAAATTTGTGCAGCTTTTTAGTTTCTGTGTCCCAATAAGCCAAACAATGGATCTTTGTCATTTCGTCTAACAAGCCGTCAGACTCAAGGTCAAAGATTTTCATGTTTCTCCTTAAAACGGCATCTCATCGTCAAAGTTATGCTCTTTGAGTCTGCCTGTTTCATTTTGGTAAGTTAAAAGGCACGCTTTGCCTGTTTCGCCTGTGAACCTGTTTTTCACGACGCGAACAGTGGTTTTATTTTGCTCGTCACCTTGTTGATCGCGCTCAAGGCCAATAACAATATCGGATAGCTGACCGATGCTATGGCTGCCACGCAAAGAATTTAGTGAAACTTGCAGACCGTCTTCAAAGCCTTTGTTGCCTTCAGGTCGTCTTAGATGAGACACAAGCAACATGCCTATGCCTGTCTCTTCGACTAGAGTGCGGAGTCTTGTCATGCATACATCTATGGCTTTCCGTTCATCCGCAATATCAAGACCACTAATAAGAATAGATATATGGTCAAGAATAACCCAAGAACACTCGAGTCCTTTGGCCAAGTAACGTATTTTAGCAATGATATTGTCGACAGCCACGCTGCCAAAACTATCGTAAAGATAAGTGCTACCGCTGCCGAATAGCTCATTAAACGCACTGCGGAGCTCACCTTTTTCCACATTGTTTGCGTCGATGTGGAGCAGCTTGTTAAGCTCGATACCAATAAGACCGAGCGCAGTCCTTTTGACTGACTCTTCGAGGGCGATGTATCCAACGCGTTCTCCTTGTTTTATGAGATGATGAGCGCATTCACGGACAAAAGCAGATTTGCCGATACCCGACCCTGCTGTTACCGTGATTAACTCGCCTTTGCGCATGCCTCTTGTTTTGTCGTTGAGACCGGCAAAGGGATAGTCAATGGCAGATGCTGCCTCCTGCCTGCTCACCACATCCCATAAGTCTTTGGCAGCAATAATACCGTCAGGTCTGTATTGCGGGGCGTTCCAAACTGCTTGGACAAGCTCTTTAACACGACCTGCAAGTAACATTTCATTTGCGTCTTTTAGTGGCAATTGAGCCACAAATGCTTTGCCTGGCTCGAGGATCTCGGCGCAAGCAGAAGCTGCTTCTTGACCTGGTTTGTCAGCATCAAAGCAAAAGACAACTTCAGTAAAATTTTGAAGCCACTCTAGCTCTCTTCTGACAGCCTTAGGCGCACTTTGAGCACCTTGGGGTACAGATACCACAGGCCACTTGTTACCAAGCGCCTGGGATAAAGATAGGGCGTCTATTTCACCCTCAACAATAAACAGTCTCTTGCCTTTGCTTTGCAGCCACTGGCCAAAGAAAGGAAGGTTAGAGCCATCACCGATGACCCTAAACTCCTTGTCTTTTGTTCTTGTTTTAAGAGCAACTAGTTTGCCGTTGCGATAATATGGAGCGATTTGTCGTGAACTATCCACTCGATACCCGAAGTGTCTTGCTGTATCAGCTGAGATACCTCGGGCTTTGAGTGCTTGTGTTTGTGCTTGCGAGTATACAATGTCTGCTTCCGATGTACTTTTGGTCGGTACTTCGGTGAACGGACTTGTTTCGCTAGATGGTTCCTGACTTTCATCGACTTCTCCATATGTTTCGCATGAGAAACAGTATGTATGTCCGTCTGTGTAAAGTGAGTTGGCGTCGCTGCTGCCGCAGTTATCGCACGGAAGATGCGCTAAAAATGTCGCTGAGGAATCCTGTGTTTCCGTCATGTGTTGGCTCCGTCCATCCTTCAGGTTTGATTAAATCCCAGCCGCCACTTTGTTCGCGACCAGGTTTGACACCTCGCTCTTTTGCCATGTTGGCTAAGTGCACTTCGTCCCACGCTTCTTGGATGTCGACACCTAGCAAAGCTAATGTGCCGAGAGCAAAAACCGTTAGATCAATTAGAGAATCGACAATGCCCTCATGGTCGTTAGCAGCCACTGCTGCTCCAAACTCAGAAAGCTCTTCTTCCATTTGTTCACCACGGAAATAAAGTTTTCCGAGTGTAAGTGGTTCGTGATTAAAACCGTATTTGGCCTGCAAGGCGTAAACGTCAGCTACGATGCTAGACATGCTCTCTCCTTTTAGGTTTAGCGAAAGCCTCGACAAATAAATCTATGTCGTGCTTTTCGTAATCAAACAGTATGTAAGTGCCGTGTCTGCCTTCACTTGCTAGCTTGTCAAACGTGGTCAGCACAGGTGCAATGTTTTTGAACATCTCAGGACGTTCTGATTTCATGCGGTTGTGCGTGCCAATTGCTGAGTCAGTGCGGCATAGTATGAAAGTTGGATTGTAGGCTTTGATGGCTTCTTGGCTTAAAGCAGCAGTGTCGTAACTTGGACCATCTCGGTAAGTTGTGCCGTATGCTGCTTCACTCAAAGCCCATCTATCAATGACGCAAGGAACATTTGCCATTTCTTCTAGCTTGCCTGCACTATGCAAAAGCAAGCGATGGTAGGCTTTTATGTTCCAGCTATCGTGATAACTGCAGTGGATATATTGAGCGTTTTGAAACTCACATATCTTTTTTGCTAATGTTGTTTTTCCTGTGCAATCTGCACCTTCAATTATTATCATGGCCAACCTCTAAATTGGTCAGCAGCACGTTGCAAATTTGTAATGAAATCGCCTGGATTTAAACACGAACAAGCAGTGTAGTATTTCTTTTCTGCATCGTTTGTTTCTTGTGTTTCCAACCATTTTTCGGCGTCATCAAAGTGGTGCTCGTACAAATGAAATGAGCCAGCGCGCACATAAAGATTTCCTAGTGATACGCCAATGCTTTTGACCATCCACAAATACACTTGCATGTATTTACCAATGGCCGAAAATGTGAACATGTCGTAAGGCATACCCCACACAACATCTTGGCTGCGCATATTTACGACAACATGCAGCTTGCCATCACGCAACAAAAACTGGATGCCTGTTGTGCATGGTATGTCTTTTGAAGGACCTGGTCGCTCTCGCCAAATGTTGATGTAACAACGTCTGCTGTCTGGATCATTGGCTAATTCTTGGGCTGCCCAACTAATTTGATCCATAACTTTTGGACCATAAGCGCCATTTAAGGTCATTCCGTCGTCACTAAAGCGCTGGTAGTTTTTCATGTACGGCATAATAAATTCTAAATCATTACGCCCTGACAAAATCCATGCTGCTTCGACAAACATAAATGGGTAGTTTAATTTTCTGCCTGAGTGAGTAACTACAGGCTGGTTCATATCGATTGAGTAATTGTAGTTAATTAGTTCTTTGATTTTCTGTTCGCGTGGGTTGCTAATAAAGTCGTAATTGTGAGCGGCTTTATTTAGCCCTGTAATCCACGCTTCATTTGGTGATGTCATTGACACTCCTACAAAAGAAAGGAGCGCCCGAAGGCGCCCCTAAATTACTTAAACAGCTTGCTTATAATGCGGCTTGCCTAGGTAATATTCTGTGTATGGTGTTCCACGCGTATCTAGCTTGCTGCGCTTTTTGACGTTTAGTCCTTTGCTGACTAACCGGCTGATGGCTGCAGTTAGATTTTGTAAGTCAAACTCGTGCATTGCAATAAGCCGTGTTACTTTACGGCCTTGCTTCAGGTGTTTGATTAGTTGTTCTTGCTTTGTCATAAATCCACTCTCCTGGAATAAGTTTGTCGGCATATTCAAACCCGTGTTTTTCGCACCAATCTCCGTAGCTAGTCTTGCTGCCTTTGTTGATTTTTGATGCGCTGCGGGTGAACACAAACCGAATGTCTAAGTCTGGATTTTGTTGTTTCACTAGACGCATTTTGCGGCGGTCTTCACTTGTGAACCGCCCTTTGCATTCAATTATAACGCCATTTGGTAAAACAAAATCGGGGATGTATTTGGCGTCTATTTGATATGAGATTTTGTGTTTCTCGTATTCAAATAAAACACCGAGCTCATTGAGCTGTTCAGCTACCGTAGCTTCAAGTCCACTACGGTAGCCGTTTTCAAATTTGATGTGTCTAAAAGTCGAAAGCCGCATCGTTGCCTTTTGTTTCTTCTGGTGCTGCGTGGACATAGCCGTCTTCAACAGGCTCAAAGGTTGTCCCACCAAATTCAACGAGGTCGATAATTTGCACGGCGTTGAGATACATAGTGACACCTGTGTTTCCTCCTGCGTTGTACGTAGACATAACGCCTGAGACTTTAATCCCTGAACCATTGCCGACGTTGAGGTCTTCTTTAATCACTGAACCTGCAGCATCATAAAGAACTGGCTTCTTAGCTGATTTAGCTCTGATGCGGACACCTCCGCTTTCTTCATCGATTTCAAATGGCCACTTGGCTTTTGGCAACGCTTTGTCGCCGTATTCTTCTACAAAAATTTCTTTGGCTTTAGCCATAATGGCTTGAGCTTGATCTTTGGGAACCATAAGATCGGTTTTGTAGACACCTTCAGCATTGTAGCGTGTGTCTGGGTTACTCAACCACGGCCACACAGCACTACCTTTAGGCGTCACAAATTTTGCTTTGCTCATAAAGCACTCCTTTAATAAATTTCATTTTCTAAAATTGAGGCTGCTTCTCTGAAGAGCCAATTGATATTCACACCAAGCTCATCAAGCTCTGCCAGAATATCCACAGGTACAGGAATATCGTCCTGTATGAGGCTTACTGCACGCGCAATAAGATCCTCACGTCGTTGCTCGTACGACATGCTAACTCCTATTAGTGTATGTGGGGTTTAGGCGAAGGCGTAGTCGCTAGCTAAAACTTCTCTAAGATTAAGATTTCCGCGTTCTGGTATATCGACCATAGCCATACGACTCTTGTCGTTTAACTGGCTAAAAGCGGAATTGTATAATCTTTGAACAACGTCAAAGTGCTCGTACATCGCAACAAATTGTTCTCTAATTAAATATGAGAACTTTTGTGTGTCAGCTGCTTGTGTTCCAAAGCTGTCATGGATCAACATAAAGTCTTCCATGCCTTCTTCTAGTCCAGCTAAAACGCTGAACATCAAGTGGCTGGCATCAAGTGAGTGGATAAAGTTTGGTGCTGCAGCATTGCGCTGCTTCATTTTATCCAAAGTGCCTTTTGGTGTTGTGCGTAAATTCAGCATTATGCAGTTGTACACGTCACCATCAGGTGTGACCTTGCTGTTTTGTGAGGCTTCAGAAGGTCTTATTGTTTTGTCGTATAAGAATATGCGGACGCGGTTGATGTTGTAGTCCTCATACGCATGCACGACTGGTAGGCCAATTGGTGAAGTCCAAATTAAAGGCTTAGCTTCGTGTGCACATAACTGTGCGCACTTTTGAATAAACCGCATTCCTTCTGCTGCTTTTTGAACAACATCATTAACGGCTTCCCAAACTTCACCTGCCATAAAACTGGCACATTTAGATCCATTGTCTTCGCCAAATGGGTGTGCTTCTCTTATGCCCTCAAGAACATCGTCTTCAAGAGGTTTCATAAGATCTTCCATGAGCTGTTGCCTAAACCCAAACTTCTCGCTTGAGTAAGCAAAAGTCATGACGTTGCGTTTAACAACTTTGCGCGACACACCGTATTCACGCCAAGCTGCTGCTTCATCTGAAGTGTCAGAAGCAATAGCATCGTTAACTCTGTCTGCAACAATCTGGTAAACATCAGCAGGCTTTTCTGCGTATGTTAAGTTAACTGTTGCACCACCTTTTTCGTCTCTGAGTGCAGCACTGTAGTGTTGAACACCACTGTTAGCACCATCAACTGAAGGTGGTATGTGAGAGATGTGATCGTCACCATTTTCGACATAGCCAGCAAAGTCAATGCAAGCTGCTAAGAATAAAAATGGTTTGTCGGCTTTTTGCCATAGGCTTCTTGTTAACCCTGGCTTTTTGCCAATTAAGTACAAAGCACGCTGGTTTTCATTAACCCATGCAATGCGGTCATTTAGTGATTTCTTACTAACTTTGTCGAAGTCGCCGGTATTAGCAACGTTGATGCAAAGCCAATAAGCACCAGTAGGTCCTAGTTTCTTTCCGCGTGCAAATTGAAACAAAGCACGTATGTGGTCCGCTCTTTGGTGGTTGAATGTTGGTATAGGGTAAAGACGACCACGGAAGTCTAGGTTATGAGGCAAGTAAAACTTGTCGTGTTTAGCAAGCTCTTTGGCGGTGTTAAGATCTGTAGCCATGTTGACAACATCAGCATCAAAAGCTCTGTTGCGAAGGATGATCTTTTCCTTTGTCTTTTTGACGTGCTTGCGTTGCTTGCTATCAAGCTCGTCCCAGTTTTTAGTTTTGCCTGGAACTTTTAATTTTGCTTGTCGTGGAAACTTGTTGATAACATCACCGCGTTCCCATGAAGCAATAACTTGCTCAAGTACTGGTTTGTTGATCGCAAAAGGAGTTGACTGAACAGCGTTAAGTGCTCTCGTAATCCGATCCATAGATCCAGATTTGAACGCCGTGTCAATCAGCTCCTTTTGCTTGCTGTTAGCTCGTCTTACCAGAGGGACAAGACTAGCTAATTTAGGATTATGGTAGCAGCCACTGTTGAAAGACGTCCAAGGTTTTGGCTCTGACAACATTGGTTTAAACAATGGTGACATCCACTGAATTTGATCAGTGAGGTCGTCTACTAGTTTTCTGCCTACTTCTGTCAAACCTAAGTTTTTGACGAAGAACTTCTTCTTTGGTCTATCATAAACTTCAAACAAGCCTGATCCTGCTATCACAGAATTTAAAACTGCTTGGCCTACGTTGACTAATTGTTCAGCAGTCCATCTATCGACACCAAAGCCTTCACGACTCGCCACAGCAGACATAGCTTTTAGTCTGTGGCGGCTTGAGTTGTGGTTTTTGCGGGCCATCTCAAAGAGACGCTTAAAGAGCTTTGGGTTTTTAGATGAAAAATCTAGAGCCCATAATTCGACACAAACTTGCTTACCAATGTTAGTGCATATGTTCGTTAAATCTGTAAATTGGCCGACACCAATAAAGGCATAATTCAAGCCTATGTATGCTATTGTGTCGTTGTTCAAGTTATCTAATGCGTAGAACCAGAAGGGCTTGCTAGTAATGCGGCTTGTTAAGTTTAAGTCTTTAGAGATCTGTTCAGAAACTAAAGGAATTGCTCCTTTAACTAATTTTGTGTCTACGGTTCCTAAGATCCCGGTTTTAGAAAGTTGATCTTCTTGAGTTAGGAATCTGTCTATTCCATCGTCAAGCATAGAGATCTCATTTAGAGAGTCCATTGCACCTCCTTTAAACACTAATCTGCTTTAGTGCGGCTTCTTAAAGTCTTGACTTTTATGCTGGGATGTGCGTTGTGTTCTTGCTTCGTTCTATTTTACTAAATGCTTTTTTTAAGTGTCAAGATGTTATGTAAACTAGGCAGCTTTGCGCCACCATAAGGGTGTTTTAGAGGCACGTGCCCATGAAGCAAAATATGCCTTTTCACCTTTGTAATAGCGTCTGTAAGCGGTAACGGTGTTTGGGTGCTTGTATGCATCAGGCATGCATTGAGGTGGTCGTTTAAAGCCGCTTTTAGCAATTGCACTTGGCAGCTGCTTAAGTGGTTTTACGAGCGACCAGTATTTATGCGTCGTGCCATAACGTTTCTTGTGCTCATTGAGCAAAGCGACAAAAAGACCATAAGCCCACTTGTAGTTCTCAGACCCTGCACGTACCCATTGAGTAGATGGATGGTTTAGGTGCGCTATTTTGCACAGAGAGTGCTTGTCTGCGTATTGGTCGCCGTCTAGTGCTCTGTGAGCAGTTGAGAGCATCTGGGCAGTCTCTAGGACCATTTTGACAGCATGCTTATCGCAGTGCATTTCCGCAGCCGTCGTGTAGTCATTTGAGAGAAAGAATATGTTCACGTAGACCTCCTTAACGACAAAAAAGTTTTGTGTTAGAAAATCTCGTGATTTGCAGCTGGATAGAGCACTAGACTACGAATCTAGGGGTCGGGAGTTCGAATCTTCCCGAGCGCGCCATTCTTGCACTGCTTTAATCACGAGATTGTCATTAGGAATTGACGGCTTCTAGCAAGTCTTGGTCGTCAATATGAGCATAACGTAGTGTTGTAGTTATGTTTGAGTGACCAAGCATTCGCTGTACCATCGCTATATTCTTAGTCTTTTTCAGCATGCGCGTCGCAGTGGTGTGCCGCAGCGTGTGTAGTACAAATTGTGCATCCTTTGAAAGACCTACATCCTCACGAACCTTAGCCCAAAATCTGTGGACTTGATGCCTTTTGATCTCAAATGGTACGTGAGTTTCTAGTAAAGCGCGTGCTTCAGGTGTTAAAGGCACTGAACGCGCTTTGCCTGTTTTTGTTTTCCACAGTCTAACCCAATCTCCATCAAGATTTTCTTTGGTTAGACCAAGAACTTCACCTCGACGCATGCCTGTGTCTATAAGGATGCGTGCAAGTGCTTTCATTTCTTGCCTATGTTTTCTTGCTATCAAGTAGTCAGCAGAGTCTATAGCCGCAAATACTTTCTCCTCTTCAATAGGAGACAGCCAGCGAACACGATGGGGTGAAGGCTGCTTGCGTGAAAAATAAGGCATTTTGTCTATTAGGTCTCTTTGTTTTGCGTAACGCAGCAAAGTGCAAAGGACGCTAATGTTGTGGTTAATAGACGAGCCAGTCATAGGCTTGCCACGATGCGTAATTACTTTTTCAAGACCAGCTACATATTTGTCGACCATCTGTGTATCGATGTCTTTAATGTCTGGATCTTCAAGTATATCTACACATCTGCGAGCTTGTGAATGAAAGGTATGACAACCCTCTTTGTCTTTCCACAACTTCATACCAGCTTCGTTTAGAAGCTCACTTAGTTTCATTGTTTTACTCCTTCTAAATTGAAAAAACACCGGTCCGTGATTGGACCAGTGCATTAGATGGTAAAAATTGCGTCTGAAGTTATTGCCAGCTACCTGTGCGCATTTGGGCTGCAAGCTCTTGTGCGCGCGAGCCAACTTGGGTGGACCAGCGACTGTTGAGCAGCTCGGCTGCCGCTGTGTCGTAGTCCGACTGTTTTAGCGCTGCCATTGCGTTTTCGAATTTGAGTGCTGTTCCTATACCCACATTGAAGACAAAGTTGATCAATGCCGCACGCCGGACAGGATCTAGTGTCTCTGACCACGGCATGTAGTGCTTGAGTTGTTGCTCTACGTTCCTGACGTCGTTTTCTAACAGCACTAAGGCTTCTTCTTTTGTGATGCCAACGTCTTGTAGGTTCCGACCAACGCCTATTGTCAACTTGTCTGATGTGCATTTATAGGGTTTTAACTCCATGCCTTCGTGTCTGATTAGTTGTTCAAGTAGTTTATCGATGTGCTGCTCCATTTATTATTTGCTGACCCCTTTGATCTTTTCTGCTGTGCGAAGACCACCAAGGCCAAGCATACCAAGCAAGACAGTCATAAGGCTGTCCATGTCAAATACTGGTAGTTCTGGAATTTCAACGCCGAGATATGCACAGACAAACATGGTGACTGGCGCAAATATAAAGTGCCAACCCATAGCACTTGCCAAAATCCATCCTAAAAATGGACGCCAACCAGCGACAAAAATAGAACGGTGTTGAGCTTCTGCTTTGTTTATTTCGAGTTGACCCTTAGCTAGCTCTTGAGCGTGTCTTTGCGACATCGTTGCGATTTCGTG